ACCCCTTCCGAACTGGGATGCCCCGAAGGTGGGCACTCCCAATACCAGACCAGTGAGGAAGGTTAGAAGTAATTGTTTATATGACCGGTCAGGTTCCTCCGCTAAAGCGGGAACCAGAACCGGTCTAGATGAAAGGTGGCTAGTATGGCTTTTGAGATTTGGGATTGGGATACGTTCAAACGTAAAGCGCAGGAAGATGAAGAGTTGAACGGCGATAAGTACAGGCATCAGTTTGATGTGGCTAAAGCCTGGTTTAAGTCAGGCGGTCGAGTGACATTGCATAGATGGGCAATGCGCCGGGACTTTGAAACACACTTGATTCAAAAGGGTAAGAACATCATCTTGGTTGAGTGCGATGGTGAACGGCAGATTTGGTGTACGGTTGAGCAGCTACGACAAGATGACTTTATGTTTATTCCAAACAATCACGTCATCGGCGAGTTTACTGAATACCCAGCACATATGTACAACGCTGAGAAGTTTGAACAGCCGATCAAACGAAACAAGGTAATAGTCAAGCACTAAAATATTGTTTGACAGTTTATACCGGTAGGGTATATATTGATGTGTCGGTGGTGGATGTGAAAATGCCCGCAAGGGTGAGCCCAGTGGTTCCGGTAAAGACCTTTTCATCATCGACATATCAAAGAGCCAGTGGCTCAAGGAGTTTGACTATGGGATTTTTTGCACAGCACGGGAAGTTCTCGGAAGGTTCCGGGAAGAAGTACAGTGTAGCCGAGCAAGGCATTTACATTTGTGCGCTGATTGATTGCGAAGCAGTACAGGGTAAATCGTTCGATGACCCTAACGTTCTCGAACCCAACTTCAAGTGGGTGTTCGAGTCTACCGAGGTTGGTGACGATGACGGGCAACCCTTCCGCTTCATCCAGTACACCAAAACCTACTACGGCAACGAAAAGGCTAAGCTCACAATCTTGCTTGATGGCATGGTTGGTCGGATGACTTCACAACAGTTCCAGGAACTGGACATGGAAGCCCTCAAAGCCAAGTCATGGCAGGTTGTTGTAGGCACCCGGCAAAAACTCAACGGTGAATTAACTAACATCATTGAGACCGTGAAGCCGGTAAAGGTGGCAGCAACCAAGCCACTGCGCAAGGCTGTAGTGGTCGATGACATTGTAGATCCGTTTGAAGGCGAGTAGATACGGGTAACTTGATAGGGGCAGGGTAACTTGCCCCTTACTTTGGGAGATAAAAGATGACAGAAACAATGCAAAGCCTCACTGAGGTATTGATGGGATTGGCGCAGAGCGCAATGAATGACGGCAAGGAAGTAACCGACCAGCCGCTCTTTATACAGGTCAGCTCTGACCATACAGAGATTCATATCCGTAAAGGTGACCTGCACATTATGGTTGCCCGTGGTGCTGATGCCGCCGTCTACAACTGCGTACAATGGCACGAATATCCGGTAGTAAATCCATTCTGGTCTAACGACCTCAAGGTAGCCGACATCCTGTCAGCTGCATGGGAAATGTCTTATGACGCTGACCGCGTTATGACAGCAGTTACTAAATGACCGGTCACTACCGGACAACTAAGATTCAAGCCCTCAGCGTCATTGACGACTGGGGGTTAGACTTTGCAAGCGGCAACGTTCTCAAGTACTTACAGCGTTGCCCACACAAAGGCACAGCTACAGACGATGCCATCAAGGCGCTCTGGTACATGGCTTATGTTGCAACCAGGGACACCGCATACGCTGATCGCATAGCCAAGGAAGCGGAGGAGATAAATGGCAGTAGCGTTTAGCCTTGAAGAGAAGAAAGAGCGCATCCGGCAAGCAATGGAGATATTCAGCGAGACCGGCAGCTGGTCGAACGCTGACACCATCGTACGCAGGCAAAGCGTGGAGAAGTGGATACGTAACCCTGAGCTACACGCATACGCTATGACCCTTGGATACCAGCAGCTCTGCACGGCTCCGATTGCAGCCTTTGCCCCTGAGACAAAGCACCCGCAATGCCGGATGTCTTTCAGCGGGGCTATGGTGCATCTGAAGGAAGGTCGATACCTTTGCCGTGATGGCGCTCGGCTGCACTACGCCATCAGCCATGGGCAGCTTGTTATGTACAAGCTTGACGGCGCAGGTACACGGCACCATGCCGGCCCTGCTTTCTTTCGCGGTGCTGATATCTTGGCAGCTGACTGGGTAATCGTAAAATGAGAATCGAGGAAGCCTTTACGGCTCTGAAGTTTGGCAGACCTATCCGGCGGCTAGCATGGGATAAATACCGGCTACTCCGCTTTAGTGAGATGTGGATGGGGTTTTCTGGGCAGGACATCGAATGCATCAACGCTTCATGCTTGATTAGCGGGGCAGACCTGCTAGCTGATGATTGGATTGTCGGACGCTTTCACCCGGTTACGGGTGATGCTTCATGGGGAGATAAAGAATGATTCTCTTTGCCTGCGGTGTGCTGCTTGGTGCGGGATGCTTGGCGGTATATAACGAAATGCACACAAGATGGCTTTATGCTGATGTCAAGAGGCTTGCCAAAAAGCAAGGCATCACTGACCAGCAGATGCGGGATGCCCTAGTATGGGAAACCGCAAAGGAGATAGATACAAACCTTGGCAAGTAGAGTAATCAACAAGGGGATTGAGCAGGTCAACATAGACCTGCTCAAGCACCACCCACGAAACGCTAACCATGGAGACGTGGAAGCAATCAAGAAGTCACTGGCTGTCAATGGCTGGTACGGCTCTGTAGTGGTCAACACGGCTACTAAACACATCCTAGCGGGAAATCATCGGGTGATGGCTGCAAAGGCTCTAGGATGGGAAACCGTACCCGTGCAATGGGTAGACGTTACGCCCGAAGAAGAGCTGAGAATACTTGTAGTAGACAACCGCACTACTCGTATTGGGCAAGATGACACAACTAAGATTACCGACATCCTGGCTGAACTTTCCAATACGCCTATCGGGCTTGATGGTACGGGCTACTCGGCAGGTGACCTTGATGCTCTTATTGATTCCTTGACCGGGACAGGTGAGCCAGAGGAACTGCTAACCGATCCGGATGAAGTGCCGGAGGAAGTCGAGACACGATGCAAGCCGGGAGACCTTTGGATTCTTGGTAACCATCGGTTGCTCTGTGGGGACAGCACCAAGGTAGATGACGTTGAGCGGTTGATGGGTGGTGTGAAAGCCGACATGATGTTCACCGATCCACCGTACGGCGTGAATTATGAAGGTGGTCACTTCCATAGTGGAGACGTAAACATCAAGCGCAAGCGGGAAAAACTCAATGATGATGATTCTACGGTCATCTATACAGACTTCTTACCGGTGGCGTTGGCTTACGTTGATGGCCCTTGCTATATGTGGTTCGCTGGCTCAAAGGCAAGAGACGTATACAACGCAGTACATGACAACGGATGCGAGGTACACGCTCTTATAATCTGGCATAAAACAAACGCAACCTATGCCGCTATGAATGCACAGTACAAACAACGACACGAACCATGCCTGTATTTCAAGCCTAAAGGCTCAACACTTAGATGGTGTGGAGAGACCACCGAAGCCACAGTCTGGAATCAAGACAGAGACGGCATCAATGAATTTCACCCAACTCAGAAGCCAGTTGCATTGGCCCTGAAGGCAATAGGTAATCATGACGCAAATACAGTCCTTGAGATGTTTACAGGGTCTGGATCAACACTGCTTGCAGCTGAGCAGTTAGGGCGCAAATGCTATGGGATGGAAATTAGCCCTAAGTACTGCGACGTAATCATTCAGCGATGGGAAAACGCTACAGGCAAGAAGGCGGTACTAGATGAAGGGTAAGCCATACAAGTACAACGATGAGGTTGTGACACGCCTTACACAGGCTCTCAGGGCAGGTAATACCCGCCGTGCATCCTGCGCTTATGCTGGCATTTCCGAAGATACCTTTGCTATCTGGCTCAGGGACATTTCGGCATTTTCGGACGCTATAAAGAAAGCAGAGGGTGATGCCGAAGTGCGCAACGTAGCAATCATCCAGCGAGCAGCTGATACGACTTGGCAGGCCGCTGCATGGTGGCTGGAGCGCAAGCACAAGGCAGAGTGGTCAAGCAGGGTAGAGCAGACCGGCGCAGATGGTAGCCCTGTCAAGGTAATCGTGGAGTACGCTGATAAGCCCAATGCCTGATATCCGGCTGGTACTTCCCAAGCCACACGAAGCCCAGCAGGTGATACTACGCGAAGCTAAGCGGTTCAATGTCCTTGCCTGCGGTAGACGCTTTGGAAAGACCACCTTGGGCGGGAATCTTTTATCGGATCCGGTACTGCAACACGGCTTACCGTGTGCATGGTTTGCACCTACCTACCGGCTCCTAGAAGAAGCGTACAACGACCATAAAAGGATTTACGCTCCTGTTATTCGGCGAGCTGTCCAGACACCGGCCCCGCGCATCGAGCTGATAACCGGGGCGGCAATCGATTACTGGACGCTTGATGACCCAAGCACGGTAGCCCGTGGTCGAAAGTACAAGCGGG